CCATGGAAGATCCTCCGTAGCAAGAATTTCAGGATCACCTGGATGATCGCCAACAATTCTTACCTTAAAACGATAACCGCCTTTATTGTTTACTTCTTCTCTGGCGGTTCCCTCAATCTGCCCCACCCACCAGGAAAAACCATCTTGGCCTATTCTAGTAGTGGGTATAATACTGGATATTACCTGATCCATATCAATCAATCATCATAGACTCTACATTCAAGAGCATTTGGATTAGCATCACAATACAACTCTAGTGCAGTTGGATCGTGATCTTCGTTTGGATGGTTTGCTTTATACGCTTCTAGATCATGCAATTCTTCCTCAATATGACGACGCATCTGAGGAGAAACTGTTGGGTCACCGAGAATTGCCTGATCCTTTTCAATATGCTTATCAATACTTTCCATGTTTAGTTACCTCCGTATACATTATTTAGTGCCATGATTAGATTCCACGTCACCGTAAGAATCTCTCATCAAACGCAGAGTAGTGAAAAATCTGCCATTCGTTGATTTTGTACTATCATAAGAATGAGTAACTTCTTGTATCAGATACGTTCCGCTACTTTCTTGATCGTATGGTTCTTTTGTAATTTCTGCATTTGGTAACTTGTTTACTAATTTAATAGTAATTTTATCACCAGCACAAATTTCAGAATTACCTGGAATTATTATAGTTGCTAATTGATGTTTTAGCAACTCATATCTCATGATAGATTGTCCAGCGAAGTGCTTATGAAAATCACAAAACTGACTGGGACTATCGGATCCATCTTCTTTCTCAAAGGAAGCAATTCCTGGTTTATTATACCAGCTTTCATGATCTAATAATACTGATATTATCCTAGTGGGATAATCTGATAATGATTTGCCATCTGCAGTTTCTATAATTGATGGAGTATTCTGTGCTCCAAGATGTTTCATGTCTTTGTATGCATCAGCAAGACTATAATGATATTCGTGATATTGCCCAGTTGAATGATTAAAGAATATCATAAGTGAAGAATATTTACCTTTTCTCAGAGATGTCATGACATCAACTTCAGATTTAAAAAGTGCTTGAGAAATGGTAAATCTATCGTCAGCACCATCCGATTGATTTGCTGGTTTTTCTATATACGGACCCCATGGTTTATTCTTTTGATCTTCCGACAGCAGTTTGTCCACAGAGAAAAAATTGTATCCCCTTTTAGTTTCCCAGAAGAAAAAACCAGCACTACCAGATACCTTTTGTTTCTGATTTTTTGCATCTGATTTGTTACTAGAAGTAGATCCTTTGGCAACGCTTTTTACAGCAATAGAAGAAATAACATCAAATGGTCTCCTATTTGCTGGTATTAATTTCATTTCAAATTCTGTTGATTCTGAGAAAAAATCTTTTGGCGATTTTAGATTTTTTTGTAGAACTTCGGCAACTATCTTATCACCAGTACCTTTTAATGGCTTTATCAATCTAAAATACTCGTTGTTAAATGCCTCTTCCGATATTAATCCCAAAGTATAAGACTGAGCATTATTTTTAACATATCTGTTTCCTATTTTCCAAACCAACATCTTATATTCTTGTGCATTCTCGGATGATGAAGTCTGCACGGTAACTTTAACTGTTTCTCCACCTTGGATTGGTAAATTATTTAATAGTCCAGCACTATCAACAACAACTAAAGTTGCAGCAACAAATGGGCTAGTGACACTTTCCACATAAGAAAAAGTACCAACCATTTGTTTGATTTCATATCCTTCGCTTTTATCACCAAGCGCAGAAATTTTTACACTTCTTAGAGAAAATTCAGCTGAATTTTGAAACTTTTCCATTATGCTAATGCCCTAATTCTTAGATCTTGAAAGATTGCAGTTCCAGTTTGTTCCATACCAATACCAGGAGATACCCCATTTGGATTTACTCCTCCTTGCTGCCCTCCGCCGCCATAATAGTTATTGATTACAGTTGGAGATCCTTGCTGTCCTGATGTACTTGCCATAGCAACTTGCTGAGACGATGCCATTATCGGATTACCAGTATTTGGATTTGCAGCAGACATATTAAATAATGGACTTGGTTTCGAACTTGGTGTAGAACCAGATGATGTGGGCGTTGCAGGTCTTTGGAAAATTGGAGATATTCCATTTGCCGTGTTTGGTTCATTTGGAGTCTGTGGTTTTACTTTAGTTCCCCCAGATTTTGATTTTGGATCTAAGTGTCCAACCCAAACTTTACCAGATCCAGGAAGAACTCCAGTAACTCCTCCGTTTCCGCCAGTATTTCTAACGTCAGACAACGGAAATGGAACTCTAGTTCCCTTTGGAACAAAAATGTCAACAGATCTCCCATCTCCACTATGGGTATGTTTGGAAATACCTTTTTCAATTAATGCTCTCATCTGAGCATCATTCATGTTTTTTGTAAATTTTTCCCCACTTGTAATAGTAACATCAGTTACGCCAGAATTTAACAAACCTTTAACAATAGGAAGAACATCATTTACAATATCTGCTTTTGACCCAGTATTTGTTTGGAAATGTCCATGGACATAACCAGCAGCATTTGAGACATTACCAGTTGCACCAAAAATTGCATTTCCAGTTCCCGCAGCTCCAGGAGATCCAGCAAAAGCACTTCCAGATGCTTTTAATTGATCTAATTGTTGAAGAGTTTCTCCCCATCCTCTATGTGCTTTATTTCCACCAACACCAGCCCAATATGATTGTCCACTTGCATCTTTGGGCAACGCTGCCCATTCCATAGAAAGATTCTTTGCAAAATCTTCTTTTTTCAACTTCCCAGACATAAAATCCTTATATCCCCTCCTATTCAAAAGAAGTTGAAATAACTTATCTTGACCAGCTTCATCAAATTTAAATTTTGATGGATCTATACCAGCACCAGATAGCACATCTTTTGCTGTTGCCATTTGAATTTGATAACGACCCATAGCAAACTTATCACCTTTCTCTGATGATAATTGAGCAACTGTTTTGTTTAAAATATTTTTATCTGTTTTTCCACCAACTAATTTTGTATAATCATTTCCAGATTCAACTCCACCAATAAAAGAAGCAAGACCAGAAGTATCCCCACCAGCATTTAAATAATCTGCTGGATTTCCAGTTGCTGCCTTAGCAGGAGGACCACCAAATATCTTGGCAAGAACTCCACCAATACCTTTGAAAACTTCAACCAAACCTTCTGCTAATTTTTTAAATCCTCCTTCTCTCTCATAATATTGCTTTAATCCCTGTGACTGTATCTTAGCAAAATCTTTAGAATTTTCTTTTTGAGCTTCAACCATTCCCTCACCAAACATTTTAAACATTTGTTTGGATTTTGCTTTATCTCCACCAACTAATCCACCGCCAGCGAAACTCTTTCCTCCCTTTGGTTGATTAGTTCCACCTGCCATGGCATTCATAGCCATGAGATTTCCTCTACCAAATGTATTACCAGCGGCATTGCTCATTACAACTTCGCCTTCATCAGCGTTGATTTTCACATCATCAACAACACTCTTTTTACCACCAGTAACTAATCCACCACCAGCAAAATTACCAGAAGCAGCATCTTTCGCCATTAAAGCAGCATCAATACCAAGAGATGCAGCAGTTCCAAGACCAGGAATAGTGCTTGCTGCTCCAGATGCCAATTCCATACCAGCACCCGCCCAATCACCTTTAAGTGCTCTACCAGCAGCAAATAATCCACCAAGACCTAATCCCAAAAGTGGTATTTTCTTACCAACAAGACCAGCAGCTTTTAGTCCTAGTTTTCCAGCTGCTTTGGCGCCCAATTTAGCACCACCTTTGCCAGCAAGCTTTGCACCATAGCGAGTTGCCATTCTTCCGACACCACGCCTTGCTATAGCGTTTGCTGCTACTTTTCCGCCAAGACCAAATCCAGGTCCACCTCCAGCACCACCTCCTGGATTTCCTCCCAATTTTGTTGAATCTCCACCACCGAAAAGAGTAGGAGTTAAAAATCCAGAATTATCGGTTCCCTGTTCTAATGCCTTTTCTTTTTCGGATGCTCTTGCTCTACTTGCTATAGAATCTGCCTTTGCAGCAGCAGCGGCCGCAGTTTGTTTTTGTGTTGCAGTCTGTGCCTTTACAATATCAACTAATGATGATGTTATTTTTGTAAGATTGTTAATTGATCCTACAATTTGTTCATCGCCTTTAGTGACACTAGATGAACTATTAATTGCTGGTGCCACAGCTGCTGATGCCACACTCGCAGGGGCATTCATTTGTGCTTTAGATTTTTTTAGATAGTCTTTTCTTTCTTCGCTGCTAAGATATTTTCCAGTTTCTGGGTGAACACCAGTTTGTGCTGCCTTAAAAAATGCTTCACTATCTAATTTTTTAGGAGCAGCAATACCAGGAATATTTTTAAAAGTACCACCTTTTGATGGTTCTGCACTATCTGGAAATCTTGGTCCTCCTGGTGGAAGTCTTTTGCCAGTTTTTACATCAATATCAGTAGCATTTTTTTCAATTAAACCACTTGCTACAGTTGCTAAAGCACCAGCACCAGCACCAAGCATTTTTGTTTGGGGAGCAGATGAAAGTGCTTTCTGAGTTCCTGCTATAAGAGACTTTTGCTGTCCTGCCTTTAATATATTTTTTATTTCAGTAACGTTAGCATATATTAAATCTTGCTTTTTAGATAATGGCCAAATTCTAGCTTTAAGAAGTTTCTTGAGATCATTCCATAAAGGACTTTCTCCCGAAACTGGTGTTGGTGTAAGAAAACCGTGTGCCATTAGCGTTGTGCTGCCTTTTGCTGTTCTTGTTTGACTTGTTCCAAATGCTGCATCAGGAGACTAGTATAAACTTGTCTTTCCCAAGGCATCATATTCTCAATTTCACTCAAGCTATATTTATGGTGCTGCATCAAGGCAAAATTAGTTTTATAGTACCCCTCCAAAGTATTATGGAAGAGTGCTATCCGAAAAAATTGGCAAGACCCGAAATAGTAACTTCATTCACAACTCCAGTATTTGGATTTTTGACTTTTATAGTGTGTTCAAGAACTGGAGCATCGTTGAAGAATTTCTGGACATCTTCAAATTGCTTATTTGTCAGTTTTTCTACAAATTCAACAAATTCTTTCTTTGAAGTTGTAGAACTGTCATATACATCTTCACCATCAAAAATTTGATCGATGCAATTTGCCATAATTTCAACAACACTATCTGCTGTTGGCGATTGACCCATAATCGAAATTTTCACAAATTCTTCAAATGAGGGATATTTCATAATAACACCCATTTTGTCCGAAATCATAATTTTATTACTATGACCCTCTGGTTTCGTTACCTTGACTTCACTTAAATTAAAATTATACCTAACTTGCGTAATCCCATCATCTTCGCAGATAATATTCATTTCCACAACTTCGCCAACTGAGACGGCACGAATATTGAGGAAGATATACTCTAAATCGAATAATGCAAGATCTTCCAATTTTACGCGAGATTGGATACAACCCTTCAGGAGAGTTCTAACTGCGTCTTCAATCTGTTTTTCGTCATTTGTCTCTAATGCCAGTAAAAGTAGTTTTTCCTCTTTTACTACAAATGGACGATATTTGATTGTTTTGCCACTTGACGGAATTTCCAACTCATAAGTTGGAAGCACAACTTCTGGTAATGCCATTATACTTAGATCAGATCATATGTATATTTAGCGCGACTTTTTGAGCGATTTTTTGGCGGAAAAATTTTTCCGACTTTTATGGAATTGAAAAGTGAATTTTACTTTTTCTTATACTGATTGGTTAGAGCAGAGATATCATCTTTGATAGATGTAATATCATTTTTAATTACATAATGTCTCATGTAAGAGAATTGTGCGGTAACCTGAGTGATTTGACTCGATCCAAACTGTAGAGGAACAGCATCAATAGCAAATGGAAATGCTTTCTCTAAGATGTATGTTATTGGAACTCTTTCTGTTGTAGATCTTGGTCCAATTTCAGTCTTGCTAATTGCAATATTACAAGCATAATCATCTCTGTATTTCAATCTAACATTTCTATTTTCATCTCTAACTGGGCCATATGCAAGTGACTGCATATCAGATAATGATTTTGCAGAATTATTACTACCTTGCTCACTAAAGATAAAATCTACCCAATCTTGTAAAAATTTTAATGCGGACATGTTGGCATCGCACATAAAACCAAGTTGTAGTTCTGTAAACACTCTGGTATGTGGATAACTCACCGATCCACTACCCAAGTAAATACCGTTTACTTGTCCCAAAGCTGTGTTTATATTTGGTAGTTGTGCTTCGCTACAAAAATATTCAAAGTAGTTTCCAGCTTGTCCACCAGGGGGAGTTATTGGTGGGTTAAGAAATCTCACCACAAAGTTATTGGAGAATGACATGCCGCCGTTAGCAGCAATAGTACCCAAGAAACTACTTACAGACACACTAAATACCTATGTTGGTCCAACTATATTTATGGCGTACTCTGGATTATACAAACCTGTAAATCCTAAAAAGTATCGTGGAAACCCAACTCGTGTTATCTATAGGTCGCTATGGGAACGAAAGTTCATGGTGTTCTGTGATAACAATCCCTCAATAATAGAGTGGGGGAGCGAAGAGGTAATCATTCCTTATCGTGCTCCCGATGGTAAAGTGAGACGATACTATCCAGATTTTTATATTAAGGTTCGTGAGAAGGATGGCAAACTCACTAAGTATATTATTGAGATCAAACCCAAAAGACAAACTCAACCCCCGAATGAAAAAAACAAACGTACTGCTGCCTATCGTGAAGCAGTTATAACATTTGCAAAGAACCAAGCTAAATGGTCCGCTGCTCGTGAGTATTGTGAAGATAGACAGATGAACTTCTTAATACTCACCGAAGACCATTTAGGAGTATAGCGATGGCAAAAGGATTTGCTACAACAGAAAAGAAAAAAGAAACTGGATACAAAACACTCTTCGAAAGAGTAACAGCAGCAACAAAAGGAGAAAAGAAGTCACTCTCCTGGTATAGATCAGCAGTAAAAGCAGAAGCAAGTCGATATAACAAAAATCTAGAAAAATATATTCTAGATGAAAAAAGAGATCGTGGTGATGTTGCTAAAGAACAAGACATTAACGAACTAAGACGATATGTAGTAGAAGGTCACCTCTACATGTTTGAGTACAAAGCAAAGATGAGGTGGTTACCCTACTATGATAGGAATCCTCTAGTCTATGTGATCAAATCAAATAAGAATGAATTCTGGGGTGCCAATCTACACTACCTTTCACCTAAGAAAAGATTACTAGCGACACAGAAATTAGTCAAGGGAAGAATTGACATACCTAAGATATGCTTCCATAAATACATTCACGATCATGTAGATGGATTATATCTTGATCTTGCTTTGGTTGAATGGGATACTGCCATTCTCCTGCCAACAGAAGATTTTGTGAAGAACTTGAACGGAATGCTTTTCCCTATAGATAAACAAACTGTGTGGGAAGAAACCGATGAGAAATTCTACGATAAAATCACCGCGCACAGAACTGTGAAAGGATACGGCACAAAACAATCTAAGGAGATGGCTAAGTAATGTTATTCGATCCAGGAAAACCAAAAAAGGATGGAACAAAGGTAGGAGAAACTTCTTCCACAGGTGGTTTTGGAAGCTTCAAATATTGGGAATGGAATGGAAGAGATTGGAATGAAATAACTAGGGACAAATACAAATCTGCAAACCCTGGAGGATCTGCCTATAAATCGATTCAAGTTCCAGCGGGAGGAACAACTACTGGTGCTCTCAGATATCCAGCAAATGTTGCGATGAAAGAGAATTCTGATTATGTAATGTTTGAATTTTATGAATATCAACCACCATTCCAAGATATAAACAGAAATAACACTCAGGCAAAGGCTGGTCCTTTAGGTGCTTACAACGAAAGTGTACTATCATCAAGATTATATGATAAAACATCTGGAAAAACAATAGTTCTTTATATGCCAGAAGATATTTCTACTGGATATAAAGCAAACTGGAGTGGTAAAGCATTTAGTAATATTGGAAGAGACATGCTAACTACTGCAGGAGGTTCAAATCTCGGACAAACACTTTCTGGGGTAGCAGATGTGGCTGATACTTTAATGTCACAGGCTATACCAAATGCTGGGGCAAAAATAATTCAAGAAGTTATTGGAAAAATAACTGGAGAATCTATTGAACCAAATGATATTTTTGCAAGCACTCGTGGGGTTATTTTAAACCCAAACGTTGAACTTCTTTTTAGTGGAATAGATCTAAGAAACTTCTCCCTGAACTTTAAATTAGTTCCTAGAAATGCTGGGGAGTCTGATATGATCAAACAAATTGTTTTGGAGTTCAAGAAAGCTATGCTTCCAAAATTTGCTAAAGGAACAGAATTGCCAGTAAGTACATTATTAGCATCTGCACAAGATATTCGATCAAACTTTATCAGAGTCCCAAATGTATGCAGAGTTTCCTTTATGCGAGGAGGGAATTTGAACCCAGATGTCACACAATACAAGATGTGCGCCATTACTCAAGTCGATGTAAATTACACTCCAGACGGAACATATGCTACATATGATGATGGTAGTATGGTTGCTATTCAACTGTCTTTGGCATTCCAAGAAACAAAACTTATATTCTCAGAAGAGGCAGACAAATACTAATGTACTTCTCACTAGTTCCAGATATCTCATACGACGAGAAACCAATCAGTTATCCATTTTCCGAATCGGATTTTATTACTGCAAAAAATTTCTTCCGTAGATATAAAGTTAATGATGATATCTTTTCTTATGCAGTTATCTTCAACAAGTATACCATACAAGATGGAGAAAGACCAGACACATTAGCACAAAAAGTTTATGGTGATGTGTTTTATGATTGGGTCATCCTTCTAACAAATAATATGGTGAATGCTCAGTATGATTGGCCGATGTCAAACTATACTCTCTATAAAACCTTAGAGTCTGAATATGATGACCCATATGGAACGATCAGACACTACGAAACGTATGAGATTGGTCCATATCCAGAAGGTTTGAGAGTAGATGAAGAGTTTTACAACAAAACTCACAAACTAAACATTAATGGATCAATAGTAACCAAACCAGGAAATACAATCTGCAGGCCAGTAACAGTAGCGGAGTACTATGCAGATGAAAACGAAAAGAAAAGAGAAATTTATTTACTGAAACCAGCATACTTTAGACAGTTCGTTGATGACTTTAGAAAGAAAAACCTCTACAAAAAATCAGATAGTTACGTTAGTCAGCGTCTAAAGAAAACTGGTTGACGCGACTTTTTGACAAAAAAATTGGCGGAAAATTTTTTCCCCGCCAATAGAATTCAGTATGCGATTTTGAAATCAGTCCTCTTCAGCAAGACGAGCGAAGTAACTGAGAGCATCGTCATCATCCACGACCGCCT